CCTTGTACGTTCTATGCAGGAAGTACAAGCTGAGCGTCAAGCTGCTATGCAACAACAGATGATGTTGGAGCAACAGAAGATGGAAGTAGATGCTATGAAGGCACCTGTCAATGATCCATCTAAGAACCCTGAACTTAATCCACAACTACAACAACAACCACCTAATCAATAATGTCTGAAGTAATGTCTATGATCCCGGAAACCACTGAACCGGGGCAACTTAATGCTGATGAGCAAGACTCTCTGCAGGTAGGTGAAGAACTTGCCCAACAACAGGAGACTAGGCTTGCGGGTAAGTACAAGAGTGCTGAAGAACTAGAAGCTGCTTATATTGAGCTTCAAAAGAAACTCGGGGAATCCGGTAATCAGCAAGAAGAACCCGAGGAGCAAACTGAAGAACCAGAGGATACCACATCTATCCTTGATAAGTTGTGGGAAGAATCTAGTTATGAGAACATCAGTCAAGAGACATTGGATGAGCTAGCCAAAGCTGATCCTAATGACTTGGCTAAGATGTACCTTGAGTATCGTTCTCAAGCTGAGCAAAGTAATCAACGGGCTGTGATGACTGAACAAGATGTCAGTCAACTTAAGGGTCTTGTTGGTGGAGATAAGCAGTACAACGAGATGCTTGGTTGGGCAGGACAGAACCTGTCTGAAAAGGAGATCGAGATGTATGACTCCATCATGGATAAAGGGGATCCTGCTGCTGCATTCTTTGCAGTGCAGGCTCTTGCTTATCGTTACCAAGATGCCAACGGTGTGGAAGGTAACCTTGTCCAAGGTAAAGCCCCTGCATCTAACACTGGTGCATACCGTAGCCAAGCTGAACTTGTACAAGCTATGAGTGATCCTCGCTACGATAACGATCCTGCGTATCGCCAAGATGTGATGCGTAAACTAGAACGTTCTAACATTAATTTCTGAAATGAATAACACAGCTGAATTGCTTAACGGTCGCCTGGCAATGCTGGGTGTGATAGCAGCGCTCGGTGCGTATGCAGTAACTGGTCAACTTATCCCTGGTATTTGGTAATGGCATGTGGTAAAAAGAAGGGTAGCGGTAAGGGTGGCTACAAAAAGTAAGCCCAGCGTTAGCCTAAAAATTGGTAAACATAAATCCCGCTCTGGTGGCTTGACAAAAGCAGGGCGGGAAAAATACAACAGAGAAACTGGGTCTAACCTCAAGGCTCCACAGCCTGGAGGTGGACCTCGTAAACGCTCCTTCTGCGCTAGGATGTCTGGTGTTAAGGGACCGATGAAAGATAAAAAAGGTCGTCCTACACGGAAGGCTCTTGCCCTACGTAAATGGAAATGCTAACTATGGCTAAACAAGGTCTTTACGCAAACATCCACGCGAAACGGATGCGTATCAAGAAAGGCAGTGGTGAGAAGATGCGGAAACCTGGGAGTCCTGGTGCTCCCACCGCAGCTAACTTCAAACGTGCTGCAAAAACTGCTAAGAAAAAATGATTGGTATTGGAGCTACACTCCTACTATTAACAAGTTATTATGGTCCTGGGTTCCACGGACAGACAACAGCAAGTGGGTCTATCTTTAATCAACATAGTCTCACTGCTGCACATAAGACATTACCATTCGGTACTAAACTGAAGGTATGTCTGAAGAGATGTGCAGTGGTTACTGTCACTGACCGTGGTCCTTATAGTCCTGGCCGTTCACTGGATGTGAGCCTTGGGACGGCCAAACGTATCGGGTTAGTTAAACCTGGAGTTGCTCATGTACGTACCACAAGATTAAATTAAATGACTATTGCTATTTCTGCACCCCAACGTATTAACGTGTGGGAAAAGTTTTGTCAGTATATTACTTCGACAAATAACCGTCTTTATATTGGTTGGTTTGGGACACTGATGATTCCGTGTCTCCTTGCTGCCACCACTTGTTTTATTGTTGCATTTATTACCGCCCCACCCGTTGACATTGATGGAATTCGTGAACCAGTTGCAGGCTCCCTCCTGTATGGAAACAACATTATCTCAGGAGCTGTCGTACCCAGCTCGAACGCAATTGGGCTACATTTGTACCCAGTGTGGGAAGCCGGTTCGTTGGACGAATGGCTTTATAACGGAGGCCCTTACCAACTGGTCGTGTTTCACTTCCTCATTGGCGTCTTCAGCTACATGGGTCGGGAGTGGGAACTCAGCTATCGATTGGGAATGAGGCCCTGGATCTTTGTTGCTTACTCTGCTCCTGTTGCTGCAGCGACTGCTGTATTCCTTGTATATCCTTTTGGACAAGGTTCGTTCTCTGATGGTATGCCACTCGGTATCTCGGGAACATTCAATTTCATGTTGGTCTTTCAGGCCGAACATAATATCCTCATGCACCCTTTTCATATGCTTGGGGTGGCTGGAGTGTTTGGTGGAGCACTGTTTAGTGCTATGCATGGCAGTCTTGTCACGTCTTCTTTGGTGCGTGAAACGACTGAAGACATCAGCCAGAACTATGGATATAAGTTTGGGCAAGAGGAAGAGACTTATAGCATTGTTGCTGCTCACAGTTACTTTGGTCGTCTTATCTTCCAATACGCTTCTTTCAATAACTCCCGCAGCCTTCATTTTTTCCTTGCTGCTTGGCCTGTGGTCGGGATTTGGTTTACCGCCTTGGGAGTAAGCACTATGGCGTTCAACCTGAATGGATTCAACTTTAATCAATCCATTGTTGAGTCCCAAGGTCGTATCATCAATACCTGGGCTGATGTGTTGAATCGTGCAAACCTTGGTCTTGAGGTGATGCATGAACGTAATGCACATAACTTCCCGTTGGATTTGGCTTCTACTGAAGTCACACCTGTTGCACTAATTGCTCCTTCTATTGGTTAACAAATGGCCATCCTACTTGCTAACGCTGCTTTCTATTACAAAGAAGAACCACATCAAACAAGAGCTTGGAATTGGCTGGAGGCACAACTAACTCCTGATCAACTTGAGGAGTTTGGTCGGTTGTATCGTGATCGTCCTGAAGCTCCTTCTGGTTATACGTATGTCACCAAGCGCCAACTTGCTAAGATTTGGCAATGCTCTCCTACTTTGATTGGAGACAGTGAAATCGTTGAATTGAACAAGTGTCTAGAGACATTTCAAATCACTACTCCTTCTCGTATCCGACACTTCCTTAGTCAGACTGCTCATGAGTCTGGTGGTGGACGTTGGAAGAAAGAGCTTAGTGATGGATGGTATCTTGAAGGTAGGACTGACATCGGTAATTATCGATATGGTGACGGTCCTAAATATAAAGGAGCTGGTTATATCCAGCTGACAGGGCGACACAACTACCAAAAGTTTGCAGACTACATCGGTGATCCTAAAGTGATGGAGGGTGTGGATTATGTTGCTGAGACTTATCCGTACACCTCTGCTGGTTACTGGTGGTGGTCTAACGGTATGAACGAATTGTGTGATAAGAACCCAACAGTAAGACAAGTCACCCGTCGTGTTAACGGTGGATATAACGGTCTTCCTGATCGGGAACATTACTACGCTATTTGCCTAAAAGTTATTTAATAAATCGGGAATCAGGCACCTCAGAGTCGGACCTGATTCCTATTGGCATTGGCCGGATACGTCCGACACCCTTTGCCGTCTAGACGGTGGGATAGACCACAATAAAAACTAAATACTCTGGATCCAGAGAGTCGTCATAACATTTACTCTCTTTAAACAAAATGGCATTTCAATCTTCTGTGAACCCGGCTCAGGTTACTGTTCCCGGTTCAGATAATTTCGGTGCGGATCGTCGCGCCTTGTATCTCAAGCTTTTTAGCGGTGAGATGTTCAAAGGATTCCAGCACAACACGATTGCTCGGGATCTGATCATGAAGCGTACCCTGAAGAACGGCAAGTCTATGCAGTTCATCTTCACGGGTCGCACCAAGTCTGAGTTCCATACTCCTGGTAACAGCATCCTCGGGGACACCAACAATGCACCCCCGGTGGCTGAGAAGACCATCACCTGTGATGACCTGCTGATCAGCTCTGCCTTTGTGTATGAACTCGACGAAGTTCTGGCTCATTATGACCTCCGCTCTGAGATCTCCCGTAAGATCGGGTATGCTCTGGCTGAGAAGTATGACCGTCTGATCTTCCGTGCTATCACTCGTGGTGCTCGTAAGGCCAGCCCGATCACTGCTACTAACTATAAGGAGCCCGGCGGTACTCAGATCCAAGTGGGTTCTGGTGCTGGTTCTGAAGCTGATGCTTATGATTCCGCTAAGCTTGTGGCTGCTTTCTATGATGCTGCTGCTGCTCTGGATGAGAAGGGTGTGTCGATGGATGGCCGTGTGGCTGTTCTTAACCCCCGTCAGTACTACTCCCTGATTCAGGCTGTGGGTACTAACGGTCTTGTGAACCGCGATGTTCAAGGTACTGCGCTGCAAGGCGGTCAAGGTATCATCGAGATCGCTGGTATCAAGATCTATAAGTCCATGAACCTGCCGTTCTTCGGTAGCTATGGCGTGAACTACGGTGGTGCTGTCACCAGCCCTGGTAACATCGGTGATTTCGTTGGCGAAGCTCTGTCTGCTGATGACAACTACGACAACACCTCTACTGGTATCAACAACGACTACGGTACTGCTGCTGAAGTCGGTTCCACTTCTTGTGGTCTGATCTTCCAGAAAGAAGCTGCCGGTATGGTGGAAGCTATCGGTCCTCAGGTGCAAGTGACCAGTGGTGACGTCTCCGTGATTTATCAAGGTGATGTGATGCTGGGTCGTCTGGCCTGTGGTGCTGATTACCTCAACCCTGCTGCTGCTGTGGAGCTTTATGCTACCAATAGCGCACCTTCTACTTGGTGATCAAATTTAACTTTGTTCTTTATGGGGGATCCTTCGGGGTCCCCTTTTTTTAATTATGGCTTTTCCTACCACAAATGCAACACAGGAACTTCCTGCTGTAAATCAAATCCTGCAGTCATGTGGTCAAGCGCCTGTGACTACCCTAGATCAAACCAACCCGGACGTTGCGATTGCTTACCAGACTTTGCTAGAAGTCTCAAGGGAAGTGCAGGCAGAGGGATGGTCCTTTAATAAGGAACTTAACTATCCAGTTGTTCCTGATAATAATGATGAGATCCTGATTCCTAATAACATGCTTCAGATTGATCTCTCTGATAACCCCAACAATATGGGGTATGATGTAATCCGTAGAAACGGTAAACTATACGATAAAATCAGCCACTCTTATAAGTGGGCAACCAACGGAAG